CCTGAATTGTGGTTCACCAGTAGGAGGTTTAGTATTGGCGGGTAAGTTTACCTGTATACTATCCTCTTGGTGTATCACGGTACCTGTTGGGGTTATAACTACCCCATACACTGCTATACCATTACCATTGGCATCTGCTTTAACTATCTTACCACTGTGTGTAAATGATAGGGATATGTTATCTATAGTTTCCATAACATCAAAACCATTAAACCTTCCCGGTTTGAATACACCTAAGTGTTGTTCCCCTAATGGGAAAGAGTCTACTGATGCCTTATAATTAATAAATCTTTTTTGCATGATCTTATATGTTAATTGTCCAATTAATTTTAACCCTTGATTCTGAATCCTTTACTACCTGTACATTATTTTTAGTACCCATGATATACCCAGTTGATTCTTTTCTTAATTCTAGGTAATTTATTTGTCCATTGAAATCAGTTTCATCGAAGGTAGTACTAAATATAATCTGTTTCTTATCTTCACTTATCCAAGAGGATTCTATAGCCTTAGTTATACTACCAAAATTCCCCACTGCCCTTATAGTATCAACCCACTTTATAATTTGTTCTGGTGTAGAACTAGTTGGTAGATTTGTGTTAACATCTAGAGTTGAAGTAAAGGTACCTAGTACACAATTAATAGGTTCATTGAAATGTATAGCCTCCCTTAATTTGTTTAGGGTTGAGGTTGATATAACTAATGGTTGTGCAGGATCTAAAGGTTTTATCTTTATATTATAATAGTAACATATCAAACAGGCATTCATATCATATCTACTTCTTTCTTCTCCGGTATCATATCCCGCTTCACTATCATAATAGGAATCATCATCTTGGTGTGGTAGTTCTTCTATCTCTACATCAAATCCTAAGATAGCAAAGAATAACTTATAAGACTTGATGGTCCCTTTTATCTTATAGAATGTTACTATATAACTTAGAAGGTTCCTATAGAGGGCATCATCCTGAAATATATCCGGTGGGTTACCAACTGAGTCTGATATATGGTTAAGGAATTTCTCTTTACAAAGTTGGGCATCTATAGCATTTAGATAACAGTGTATTGCTGGTACTACTTCTGCATCTAACTCTGTACCCAAAACTGATAGGTACCTTTCTAATAACCCTTTATCATTTTGATCTTTGTAACTATCTTCTTTCTTAAAAAATACAGGTAACAAGGAAAACAAGTAAGTACGAAATCCAAAATCGTACCCGCCATAGGTAGTTTCAAAATCCTGGCTATCAAAATCCCTAGCATCGAAATCAGCATTACAATAATTAGTTGCCATGTTAGTTGCTTATTAATTTTTCATTGACTGTGATATCCAGGTTAGCTACGGTAGTTACTGGTACAGTGAAATCATCGGTTTCTATATTGTTATTATATGGGTAGGTTGTAAACTCCCATTCATTTTCATTGCTATAATTTCCTGGACCTATTGTTATCCTGAAATTATTGTCTGGGTCTACATAGGTTTCATCCACTATTACATCACCCACATAAGCATAATCCTTAAATAATTTAAACTCAGTTCCTAGGTATTTAATTTGCCAGTGGTTTATGGTTTGGCTTTTCTCTAAGGTCTCAAATGTTTTAACCAATTCTATATTGTGATCTATGGATCTAAAGTAGGGTATTAAATAAAGCTTATCAAGTGATAAGTAATCTATCTTTTCCAGGTTATCCACCAATGCTATGATATCTGATGCTCTAATAGGTTTATTTATATCTGAGTTATCATAAGAGTAAGCCAATAGTAAAGCATTGATTATATCTTCTTTGGCCTTTATAGCATCCCTACGAAATTTAGCAGTGGCGGTTATCTTTATATAAACATTACTTTGTCCAGCTGCTAATACCAAATGCCTAATGTTTAATACCCTACGTTCTTTTAAGTATTCATGGGTTGATTCCAATAAGGCTGTCTGGGCTATACCCCCTCCATTGGGTGAGATATATAATCTGGCTTTCTCCCCACAGTTATATGATAGGTCTACCTTATCAACCCCTGGAGATAGTTTCCCTATATCTATAAAATCCTGTTTGGTTACTGCCCTATCTAAAGTCCTTAATGATAGCGGTGCTGACCTTCTTATTCTTTCTATATCTTCATAATCAGTTCCACCCGCTGCATCCAATTCATTGGTTACTGTTATACCACTGGCATTAATATGGTTAGAGAAATTGAAATTAAATGTGTTAAGTGTGTTTGCATTAATATTACCTGCTTCTCCAGTGGTGGTATAGAAATCCCCCCTCATATCTTGGTTACCTAAAGGTATAGCCCCATTAATATTATCACCAAACTTTATGAATGCCTGTTTACTTTCAGACATTTCCACTATGTAATGTTTATCCAAGGGGTTACTCCTACCAAGAGTATCCCTTCTTTCCCATATCTCATTGTTTAGTTTTAATAATAAACTATCATGTACATAACCTTCTGGTAAAGTATATTGTTGGTCTATACTTCCCGTGGTTGTACCTAGGTATACATCTTCTGTTGCGGTCTTTTGTACTAGAGGTATTTTATTAGCCCCACCTTTTGTAATGATATGGTCCTTATATGTTATAAAGGGTATACCATTGGTTGAAGTAAATTGAGTTCCCGCCGGAATAGTAAAAGATGTTGCTCCTGGTATTACAAATACTAATTCACTTGGTAGGTTAAGCATTAGGTCAACGCTAGCAGGTACTGCAGCCTTCACTCTATAATCAATTAACCTAGTTAGCTTTACTAAACTAGAGTATCTCCTGGCAGTAGAAATGAATGCCTCCCTAGCCATATTATCTATGTAATAATTCAATTGCTCGGTGACACCAGAAAACATAGAAATGATCACTACCAAGATATTAGACTCAGAGTGATCGGTTACCTCAGGAACTGTTTCGCCTAAGCGATTTAGAAGAGAGGATTTTATTTGTTGGTAACTTCTATCTAAGTAACCTACCCATTGATTTTTTAAAGCCATGATTAGTAGTTAATGTTTTTGTAGAATGGAAATATCATTATATCTTCATCCTTTGTGTTCTTAATTCTATAAAATAATCTTGCATCTATTCTATTTTCTCCGGCATCTACAAGGTCTATTCTATGTACATCTACCCGCTTCTCCCATTTGATTATAGATTCATTGATAAATAATGTTAGTAGGGCTTTAGCTATTGAGTCATCTGGTTCTTCTAATATATCTTCTATCCTACTACCAAAGGCTTCATTAAAGTATCGAGTCCTTATACGCCATTTCAATATCATATTAAGTGAAGCTTTTATCAACGCATTATTACTTATGATATCTGGCCTACCGTATTGGTTTAGCTCTATTGGAAAGATAATCCCAGAACCTATAAATTTATTTTTAGTATCCATTATTTATCTATTTTTACCTTCTTACTTAATATACCTGGTAGTTCACCTTTCAATTTCTTAACATCTTGTTTAACCTTATTAAACAATAATACATCATCCGGTGTGGGGGGTGTGTTAGGACTTGGGTGTTTATGTTTAATAAGTATATCATAGGTAGTATCTATCTTATCCGTAAGGGTTTCTAATCTCTTTAATAGAGTGTCACCCATTACAGCAGCCTCATCTCCATTGGTACCAAGTTTTATTACCTTAGCTTCTACTTCTAATATTTCTTTATTAATCTTAATCCACTCAGCTTGATTATTTAACTTAACCAGTATCTCTTCACTTTCTGGATTATCATTGATAACTATTAAAGACCCTCCCGGAGTTTTAAAACCATAATGTTCTACTGTTTCAAATTCTTTAGGTTTCTCGTCTTTAGCATAACTAGAGTGTGACCATATAGGAAAGTCTGGATCACCATTTTGAAACTCTACCCATACTACATCAGTTTTTCTAGGTAACATATTGATACCATAATCGTTGCCTCCCCAGGAGTTCTTTGGAAATGCCCAAGTTTCATCCACAGCTGTTGGGTTCAAAGTGGGTATTACCAATTGTAACCTATTCATGTTCAAAGGATCCTCATTGTTATGTACATACCCCCTATAGTTACCATAATATCTACCCAGGAACTCTAAACCATATATTGATATCCTGTACCAGATTGTATCCTTGTATCTCATTACTCTATTTTATAATCCTCTTGTGACCTTAATACTTCTATCCTATCATTAATGCCTCTTACTGTATCAACTTCATAATTACTTAGTTCCTCTGCAGATAATTCTCCAGTACCTTTAGCAATTACCTTTATCTCACTACTAAGGTATTGATTAAGTTCTATTGTTTCCTCTTTACTTAGGTAAGATCTTTTCTCTTTAAACTTTAATTCTGCTATGGCTATATTCTTAGGTGCCTTAAGTAAATCCATTGAACATATATAACCATTACCACTACTAATCTTATGGCTTACAGTAGTACAGTACCATTTACCAGAATCCTTTTTAGATAAACCAAAGAACCCATAGGTCCTGGCCTTAATTAAAGAGGGGTCACCCATAACTGTTGCTGTTGCCTCGTGTTTTCTTTGTATCTTTTCT